GTTAGCCGCACTAAGTGATCCTGGATACATAGCGTTGTTGAATCAATATAATGCAGATACAAACGTTGACATTCCCTCTATAGCAGATGCATCACAAACTGCATCTTCTACAAATTCAAGTGCCAACGAAACAACTATCAATGGATTAATTGCATCAGGAGCATCTAGTGCTAGTGGTTTAACAGGGTCATTAACTTCAAGTCTACCTAGCGTTAGTTCTCTTAGCAACTTAACTGGCTCAAGTGGAACAAGTTCATTGACATCATTAGTCAACAATCCTGAATCATTGAGTAGTCTAAAATCTACTGCTGGAACTGCTTTAGGTACCGTAACTGGTCAAAATGCAACTGCATTACAATCATTACAAGGGTCTGTAGCATCAAATACCCAAGAAATTAACAATTCTATCTCAGGTATTATTGGCCCGGGCGGCTAAAATAAGGAAATAAATACTGTATGGCACAATATATTGGATTTAGTACTATCAACGCTTGTTTACCCCAGACAACTAATAATGTATCTGGGTTGGCTGCCCGCAGTTTGGACGGGGGTTTAGGATTACAACAACCAATTAATCCGGGTAAAAAATTTAGATTATTAAATTCAGATTTAGTCGTAAGAGACTTGATTAATGCTCTTAATATACGTCAAGGAGAAAAAGTAGGCCAACCTAATTATGGTACTACAGTTTGGAGTTTCTTGTTTGATCCTAATACATTTGATGTTCAAACTCAACTTCAAAATGAAATTAAACGAGTTGCCTCACAGGATCCTAGAATAATTTTAAATGCTGTTAATGCTTTCCCCCAAGAAAATGGTATATTAGTTGAAATAGAAATGGCTGTTGCCCCCTTCAATAACCCAGCACTATTGAGTATATTTTTTAATCAAACGACTAGTGCGGCCGCAGTAGTTTAATCAAAAACCGAGTTTTTGATAATGATAAATATATCAAAAGAGAGTATCTATGGCAACAAGTTCACGACAAGCGGCATTATTTGGACTTAATGATTGGCAATCATTATACCAAACCTATTCTGCGGCTAATTTTCAAAGTTACGATTATGAAACCCTTCGTAAGAGTTTCATTGATTATCTCCAACTATATTACCCAGAAACATTCAACGATTACACAGAATCAAGCGAATTTATTGCCTTGCTTGACGTTATGGCTTTTATGGGCCAAGGTCTTGCATTTAGAAATGACTTAAACAGCCGTGAAAACTTTATTGATACCGCAGAACGTAGAGATAGCGTTATCAAACTTGCCAATTTAGTTAGTTATACTCCAAAACGTAACATTGCTGGACAAGGATTTATCAAGGTAACTAGCGTATCAACTACACAAAATATCCAAGACATCAATGGATTAAACTTAAGTAATCTACAAATTCTATGGAATGACCCTGCTAATCCAAACTGGCTAGAACAATTCAATACAATCATCAATGCCGCATTGATCACTTCACAGCGAATTGGTAAACCAGGTAACTCTCAAGACATTTTAGGTATTACAACAAGTGAGTATGCAATTCAAATTCCTGCTACATCACTACCAGTAGTTCCATTTAACGCAACTGTTGACAATCAAAATATGAATTTTGAATTAGTCAGCGCAAGTAGTGTTGGGGAAGACTATGTATATGAAGTTCCCCCTGCACCAAGTGGTAAGTTCAATATACTATATCGCAACGACCAATTAGGTTTTGGTAGCCCTAACACAGGATTCTTTTTCTATTTTGTACAGGGCAGTTTACAAAACTACGATTTCACATTACAACAGCAAATTTCTAATCAAAATATTGCAATTGGTAATATTCAAGGTGTCAACAATAGTGATACTTGGTTATATCAATTAAATAGCGATGGAACTAGAACTCCTTGGGTTCAAGTAGACAACGTATATGCAAATGCACAACTGCAAACAGAATTCTCTAACAAAGATATTTTTTCTGTAACTTCAGGTTTCAATGATACTGTTACATACATCTTTGGTGATGGTGTGTTCTCTGCTATCCCAGTAGGAAACTTTAGAGCATATGTTCGTTCAGGTAACGCATTAACATATGTAATTCAACCTAGCGAAATGAACGGAATCAGCGTTTCATTCACATATCTTGACCAAACAGGTCGCGCCCAAACAATTACATTTGGCTTGACATTAACACAAACAGTAAGTACAGCGCAAGCAAGAGAAACACTTGCAAGTATTAAACAACGTGCCCCAACACGCTACTATACACAAAATCGTATGGTCAATGGTCAAGACTATAATGACTTCCCGTACTCACTGTATAGTTCAATCATTAAAAGTAAGGCTATTAATCGCAGTAGCATTGGTGCTTCAAAAAGTTTAGATTTGCTTGATCCAACAGGTAAATTCTCAAGCATTAATTGTTTTGGGGATGACGGTGCTTTATATCAAGACACTACCCCTGGTTTTTATACACTTACAATTAATAGTACCAGTGATATTATCAATTTCTTTACTGGCGCACTATCAGCAGTATTGGCAGCAAACAGAGCAACTCAATACTATATTCAAAACTATCCTCGATATGCAATTAATTCATCTACAGTAACTGGCGCACCAGTATACTGGAGTACAGCACAAGTTAATGCAAGCACAGAATCAGGTTATTTTTATGAAATTAGTGGTGCATTACAAATTCCACAACCAATTGGCATCTATGCTTCAAGTAATTTGAAGTATTTGTCACCAGGTGCAGTATTACAATTTACTGCTCCTAATGGATATTACTTTGACAGCAACAATAGACTACATGCTGGTATTGGTGGTGCAGGTACAACTACTACGATTTGGTCAACAATTACTAACGTTATTGGTGACGGTAGTAACAGTGGTACTGGTAACTTTAGTAACGGCACTGGTCCCGTAACACTTAGTGGGTATGTTCCTGATGGCGTTACATTAACACAAGTTATTCCAGCATTCAGCAATGCGGTGCCAACAACTGTTATTCAAGAGTGTGTGGTTCTTATGGAACTACAACAGAATTTTAGTTTAGTATTTGATAATTCAATTGCTATCAATCAACAACGTTGGTTTATTGAAGCATATGATTACCCAAACAGTTTTGTTCAATTCCAAAGCATGGGTAACAACATTTACAGTATTACATATCAAGCATTAACATATTATTTTGGTAGTGTTGCAAGTACACGTTTTGCATTTAACCCTAACCAAGTTGTGTTTGATCCATACTCAGGTAAAGTGTTACAAGATTTTATTAACATTTTACAAGTTAACTCACAACCAGATTCAAGTCAGCCTTTAGGCAATGATGTTGTAGTTAATATTCTTGGTCAAACTGTACAAAGCGATGGTTATGTAGATGACTTCCAAGTTGAAGTTGCGGCAACCAGTGTGGATAACAATCAATTAGTATTAAGCCCTGACTTCTTTAGTGAAGTCACAGGTTATGTAAACGGTGGAACAAACATTGGTGTATATGTGTTCTTTCAAATCGTAACCGATCCATTAAACTTACAACAAAATTATATTATTCCTACAAGTAGTGTTTGCTATACATATCCTACAATCACACAGATTGAAGTAAACAAATATCAATATCCTGTTGGTCAGTTATTCTTTGCTTATAGCGAAACCAATGCACAAGGTGGTACAGGTAATTTCTATGTTTCTGTTCAAGAACCAAATGTAATAACACCATCATATACAATGGTATTGCAATCAGATTATACTTGGAAAGCAGGTCGTCAAGGTCTTGCATTCCAATATCGTCACAACAGTAACAACACAACTAGAATTGATCCAGTGACAACTAACATCATTGATTTGTATGTTGTAACTCAATCATATTATACTGCTTACACACAATGGGTAACTGATATTACTAACACAGTACCATATCCTTCAATGCCAACCATAAATGATTTAACACAAGAATATGGAAAACTAGACGATTATAAAATGTTGAGTGATGCATTGATATTAAATAGTGTAGTGTTCAAACCTTTGTTTGGACCTAAGGCAAATAGTGCGTTGCAAGCAACTATTAAAGTTGTTGCAAATTCAACCACTAATGCAAGTGATAGTGAAATTAGAAGTGCTGTTTTAACTGCTATGAATAATTATTTTGATATTAACAATTGGAATTTTGGTGACACATTCTACTTTAGTGAATTGGCATCATATCTTCATAATGAATGCGGCGATTTAATTAGTTCTGCTGTATTGGTACCAAATGATCCAAGTCAGCCGTTTGGAACATTATATGAAATCAAATGTTTACCTTATGAAATTTTCGTAAATGCGGCTGTACCTGATACAGTGGTAGTGATACCAGCAAATACCCCTGCACAACTTCAGGTAGGATACTTATAAAATGGCAAATACAAATAGAGTTAGAACACTTAATTTCTTACCAGAAATTTTTCAGACTACTAGCAACCAACAATTTTTATCTGCTACACTTGACCAATTAGTAAATCCTCCCAACTTACAACGTATTCAAGGTTACATTGGAAGTAAGTTTGGTTACGGTGTTAACCCAAACGATTACTATGTTACAGAACCTACAAAAACTAGAAGAGAATATCAACTAGATCCAGGCGTTGTAATTAAAAAGACAAATGAAAATACTGCAAAAGATTTTATTACATACCCAGGTATCCTTGACGCATTAAATCTACAAAACGGTGTTACTAACAATAACAATCGTTTGTTTAATAGTCAGTTCTACTCATGGGATAGTTTTACCAATCTAGATAAGATCATTAACTTTAATCAATACTATTGGTTACCTTTTGGTCCACCTTCAGTAACAGTAGCATCACAAACTGTTTATTCTACAGAGCAATATGTTGTAACGTCATTAGACAATGGTTATAATATTCGTATTGCTTCAGCTGAAACAGGTGAAATTAATCCAACACTAACATTGTTGCGCGGTGGCACTTACACATTCTTAGTTGATCAAGATACTCAATTTTGGATTCAAGGTCAACCAGGTGTAACTGGCTACAGTCCTACGCAAACTAACTTATATACACGTAATGTATATGGAGTAGAAAACAACGGTGCAACTCAAGGTTATGTAACATTTACAGTTCCTGCCGCAGACGCACAAAACGAATATCAATTTCCTGCTAGTGGTGTAAATCTTGATTTAGTATGTACTACACCATTTAGCCAAATCAACGGACAACTATTGTCAACAATAGGTGCAATTGATGGTGTCACATCATTGCAAGGTCTACAGATTATGTTTTATAACACAGGAATTCCTAACGAAACTGGGTATGTACAAACATATTATTCTGAAACTTCATATGACACTAATGATAACACATTAGTTCAACCTCTTACAATTTCAGTTAACCAAACAGCGGCTAATGTCTTTACATTAGCAAGTGGAACAAACGCATCATTAAATGTAAATGACACTATTACATTTAACAATCCTACATTCGGTGGAGTAACTGCGGGTAGCGTATATTTTATTAATGGTTTAGTGGGAACAACAGGCTTCACTATTTCTGCTACATTAGGGGGTTCTATTTTAACATTGACCAACGCAACAGGTTTAATGACTGCTAATACAAATCAAGGTTTGTTAGAAGAGGGTTATTATACCACTGTTGCAAACAACTTCTATACAGTTGAATATGTTGGTGATCCTGCTAACCCAGTTATTAGATTGATTCCAAGTGGAGTTATTCCTACTAATCAAACTATTACGCCAGCATTTGGTGTACAGTATAATAATTTACCCTTCTATCGCAACACAGTGGGTACAATTGCAGAAGTACCTTATATTAGTGCGCCCCTAAACACATTATACTATCAAGATGGTACAAACGCTGACAGCGTTGGTGTTATTAAATTAATTGAAAGCAATCTTTCAAACACAATAAACGTTACAACTGACATTTTAGGACAAAAAACATTTACTAGCACAAATGGTGTTGTGTTTACAAATGGATTAAAAGTAAGTTTTGACGGTGACGTTATCCCAACAAGTTATTTGTCAGGTGAATACTACGTAGAAGGCGTGGGTACTGCTATTGAGTTGATCCCAGTTAACTCATTGATCTGCCCTGAAGGATTTACTGAGGCAGTTTATAATCCATATGATTCTACTAATTATGATATTGGTAACTGGGACTTAACAGACTTTGTTCCTGTATTACCTGATTACATTACTATTGCTAGAAATAGTATTAACAAAAACGCATGGTCACGTAGTAATCGTTGGTTCCACATTGATGTAATTAATGCAACTGCATCTTACAACAATGATCCTACGATTCTTACAATTTATGCGTCTGCTACAGCAAAAGCACAACGTCCAATTATTGAGTTTTACCCTAACCTACAATTGTTTAATTCAGGTATTATTGGTAAACAAGCAGTTGACTTTTTTGACACAAGAACAACAGATGCATTAACACAAGTTGCAGATCAACAAAACTACTATCCTGATATCCAAGTATATAGTACATATACAGCAACCGTTGCCGGGGTTACAAATGCAACATCAACTACAATTACAATTAACGCAAGTGCAGTAACAGGAACACTACAACAGTACCAATATATTACTGATTCTACAAACTTGTTGCCTAGAAACTCACAAATTCAATCAATTGCATTGAATAATGGAGTATACACATTAAATGTATCATGGCAAAATGCAACTACATTTAATACAACTACTGTAGCAAGTATTGTTGCTAGCGACACAACTGTAAACAATTATGCATTGTTCTCAGGTGCTAGAGTTATTTTCTCAGCAGACCCAACAGTAAGCAACACAATTTTTGTTGTCAACTTGTCTACTCTAACAACTGGCTCAACACCAGTTATCACAATGACTCCTGCTGAAGATAGCCCATGCTTAACAAATGAACAAGTTGCTGTGTTGCGTGGTTACTATCATCAGGGTGAAAGTTATTATTATACTGGCACAAGTTGGGATTTAGCACAAGAAAAAACCAATGTAAATCAAGCACCTTACTTTGATATGTTTGATAGCAATGGTGTAAGTTTTGGCGACCCATCAGTTTATCATAGTACAACATTTACAGGTACTACACTATTTCAGTATGGTGTAGGTATAGGCTCAATCGATACTGTTTTGGGTTTCCCTATATCGTACAGTTCTATTGATAACCAAGGCGATATTCAGTTTGACGTAACACTTAACTCAGACACATTTAATTATGTGAACGGCGCCACACCTATAACTGAAAATATTAACACAGGTTACGTTTACAACTACACAGTGGACAGAACATTGTTCAGACAATTGGGTTGGCAAACTGCTGTAGCACCTAGTGTACAATATCAATATTTTGAAATTCCATATAGCCCTGCTACAACAACATACACGTGTGATATTGCGGCATTAACTGGAACAGCGGCAACTGATGCTGTTTGGCCAGTGGTACAAGTTTATATTGACAACGTATACCAATCTCCAACCTCATATACATACACAGTAGGAACAAATTCTACTACTATTGTACTTCCACAACAACCTTCAACTGCAACACTAGTTCAAATTCTATTGTTAAGTAATCAGGTAAGTACAACTGGATATTATCAAATTCCTATCAATTTGAGTAATAATCCATTGAACACAAATATTACTGTTGCTAACGTTGGTGATATTCGCAATCAATATCAAAGTATTTTTTACAATAATCCTAATACAACAGGTCAAGTATTTGGCCCTAACAACTATAGAGACTTAGGAGATATTGTTCCATATGGTACTGCTATTATTCAAAATAGCGCAAGTCTAGTATTGCCCGGAGCACTACTACGTGTACCTGATCACAATTTATTCAATGCGTTATTGTATAACAGCCGTGAATATGTTAACTATAAACAATTAATTGTAAGTACAGTTAGCAACACAAACTTTACACAAACATATAACCCTGCGCAAATTTTAGATATTGCACTAGCGCAAATTACTCAATCTAAGAGTCCTAACCAATCATTCTTCTGGTCAGACATGATTCCTTCACAAGCGCCTTATAGAAGTAATATCTATACATTTAACAATGCACTAGACACATCAATCTACCCATTGTCACAAGTTTATAATTTTGAAACAGCAAATTATAATGGTGTATTGGTATATCGCACAACAAAGATTAACGATTATCAAACTGTTACTGAACAGTTAATTAAGGGTCAAGATTATACAGTAAGTACAACTGCACCTTCACTTGAAGTTACTATTGAGTTGAATGCAGGAGACACAATTACAATTAATGAATATAATCAAACTTATGGAAGTTATGCTCCAAATACTCCAACTAAGTTAGGATTATATCCCGCATTTGTTCCTGAAGTTGTCTTAGATAGCGACTACTATACACCTACATATTTTATTAAAGGACACGATGGTTCATTTACTAAGTTATACGGTGAGTATATAAACGGTGTATTACAAGACTATCGTGACCAAGCATTATTAGAATTTGAAACACGTGTTTACAATAACTTGAAGTTAAGTAACACAATTCCAATTCAAGCATATGATTTGATTCCTGGTTATTTCAGACAGGGTACACAGCAATATTCTAATCAAGAATGGTTAGAAATGTACAGTACTAATTTCTTAAATTGGATTGGTCAAAATCGTTTAAATTACAAAACACAATACTATAACACAAACGATCCATTTAGTTATAACTATACCAACTCAGGTAACAAGTTAGACAGTACTCCAATTCAGCAGGGTTACTGGAGAGGTGTATATCAATATTTCTATGATACAACAACTCCAAATGAAACACCTTGGGAAATGTTGTACTATCCAAATCAACCAAGTTGGTGGACAGAACGTTATGGTCCTGCCCCATATACAAGTGATAACTTAGTGTTATGGAACGACATTGCAAACGGCGTTCGTTGGGAAGATGGTGTACCTGTAACAGTTCCTGAACTAGCACGTCCTGGCTTACTAAACATACTACCAGTTGATAGCGCAGGTAACTTAGTAAGTCCTTTTGTATCAATTGTTGGTAACTATAATCCTAACACATTCCAAAAAGATTGGGTTGTTGGTGATGATGGCCCAACTGAATTAAGTTACAGAAGAAGTAGCACATGGCCGTTTGATTTCATGAGACTTCAAGCATTGATGAAACCTGCTGAATTCTTTAACTTGGGTGTATGGGTTGACAATTACAAATACAATGCAGAGTTTAATCAGTACCTAGTTAATGATAGAAGTCACTTAGTGCCTAATGAAATTCCTGTATATGGTAGTGGCACAGCCGTAACCAGTTACTTGAACTGGATTGTTGACTTTGAAAAACAACAAGGTATCGATGCTACAACAAATCTAACAACGTTATTCAACAACTTAGATGTAAGATTGGTTTACAGATTGGCTGGCTTCAGCGATCAAAATCAATTGGCATTCTATGTTGAAAAAGCAAGTCCAAACACAACAAGTTCATCATTGTTGATTCCAAATGAGAGTTATAATATTCTTTTATATGATAACCAACCATTTGATAGAATCCCTTATAGTTCTGTTGTTGTACAACAAAATGATGGTTACTACACAGTATTTGGTAACGCACAACAATTTGCATACTTTACTGTATTGAACCCAGTTTATGATGGTCAAACTTATGCAATTGACATTCAGTCAGCAAAAGTTAAGGTAGCAAAAAACTATTCAACAAAAGAAACAATTGTTCCTTATGGTACATCGTTTTACAGTACACAAGAACTTGCACAATTCTTAACTAGTTATGGAGCATGGCTACAAGATAGAGGTATGATATTCCAAGACATTCAAAATGGTCTTGAAGTAACATGGAATCAAATGGTTGCTGAGTTCTTATACTGGTCACAAACAGGTTGGGGTACAGGCTCAGTAATTACATTGAATCCTGCGGCAACACTATTGACTATCGATAAAGTTGATTGTGTTGTTCAACCATTAACTATCCAAGATCAAAACTTTGTATTGAATCAAAACTTATATCCAATTCAATTGAAGGATATGTGTATTGAACGTAATGATACACAGTTTACATTACACGCATTAAATCAAGGTGATGCATTTAGTTATGCACAATTTGATCTAGGTAATTTTGAACACGGCATCGTATTTGACAATACAACACAATTCAATGATACAATTTATAACCTAGTAACAGGTCTACGTCAAATTAGAATTAATGTGCGTGGTGCAAAAACTGCGGATTGGAACGGTACTGTAAATGCTTGGGGCTTTATCTTGAATCAAGATAACGTACAAGAATGGTCACCTAACTTAAAATATACTAAAGGACAGATCGTTCTTTACAAGAACAAGTATTGGGTAGCACAACGTGTTATCGAACCAACAGCAACATTTAATCAACAGAATTGGAAAGAAACAAATTACAATGCTGTACAGATAGGTATGCTGCCTAACCCATCAACACGATCATTTGAAAGTGCGTTATATTATAACACAAATGTTAGTAACTTGTCACAAGATGCCAACTTACTAAGTTATAGTTTGATTGGTTACAGACCAAGAGATTACTTAGCAACAGCAGATTTGACAGACGTTACACAAATTAACGTTTATCAAAACTTAATTAAAAACAAAGGAACACGTAATGCAGTAAACGCATTCCAAGGTGTTACTTTACCACAAGGTGGTATTAGTTATAATGTCTATGAAAACTGGGCAATCTTGCAAGGTGAGTTTGGTGGTGTAGCAAATAACAATTTTGTACAATTTAGAATTAACCAAGCAAATATGACCGGAGATCCATCAATCTTTAGTTTAACTAATGGTGTGTATACTCCTGGCTCAATGCAAGAAATTCCTATCTATAGTTTATACAACTATAAACACAATATTGATAATCCAAACATCTTGTTAACAACAAATGATGCAGAACCTAGCACAACAAACATTTATCCAGACGCAGGTTATGTAAACTTTAACGATGTTAAAATGTCAAGTTACTTCTACTCTGGATTACCTAGAGCAACTGATATCACTGGTCAAATTGTTCCTATTCAGAATTTCTACGTAAGAGATTATGTATGGTTGGCTAATTTCTTGAACACATGGAATGTATATTCATTAAAACCAATTGGTCAAGTAATTCAAGTTAGAAACAATTTAAACAAAACAGCAACAATTACATTTGCAGAACCACACGGACTAAGCAAATTACAACCATTAGCAATCGTCAACTTTGCAAACAATGTAGACGGATATTATATCGTTACACAAGTTGTAAATTTAAATGAAGTTATTATCAATCTCAATGTAGCAACTGCAAATCAAAATACATTGACTGGTCAAGGTATTGGTTTAATCTTTGAAACACAAAGAGCTGCAACACCTTCAGAAATTGGATTGTTAGACTTAACTGAAGCAGACTTTATTACAAATACAGTTTGGGTTGATGAAAACACAGACGGTAACTGGGCAGTCTATCAAAAGACTATCAATTATCAATACAATCAGCAATTAGAAAAGCCATATGCAACTAATTTTGGTACTGCTGTTTCATACTCACCTGAAATGGGATACTTAGTTAGCGATGCACCTCAAGGTAATGTTTATAGATATGTGTACGACCCATTATCATCACAATCAACAGGACAACCTGTTTATGACATATCACAAACGTTAACTGGTGGTACAAGTTTTGGTACAACAATTGTTCATCAAAATAACATTTATGCTATTAGTGAACCAACAAGTGGTACACCAAAAGTATACATTTACGCATTAAATGATAGCACAGTTTCAACTGCGGCTATTCTCTATCAAACTATTGCGGCACCCGGTGGTGTAACTAATTGGGGTAGTGCATTGGCAATGTCAGGGGATAACAATTGGTTGTATATTTCTGACATAGCAAATAATAATGTTTACGTATATCGCAGAGAACAAGTTCTATTGAACGCTGGTTACTTTGTAACAGGACAAACATATACAATTCAAAGTATTGGTACAACAGACTTTACAGCAATTGGCGCAGTTGCAAACGATGTAGGTATTACGTTCGTTGCTACAGGTGCAGGTACCGGTACCGGCACAGCGTTGCAAGTAACATATGCGCAATCAACTGTAATCAGTGGTTCATCAACTGCTGGTTCAGTATCAGGCGATAATTTCAGTGCTTCATTGTCAACTGACTATTATGGTCAAACATTATTTGTTGGCGCACCTGATGTAAATTACAGTTCAACAATTGAAAATTGGGGTAGTGCATATGCATACCAAAGAACAGTTCAAAACGTTGAAGCACAACAAACTAGTGTTGCTGGACAAATTCAGTCATTTACATTAGGTTGGACACCAACAGCAGGAGCAACAAGAACAGCAAGTGCAACTAATGGTAGCACAAACTACATTACATGTAATGCAGCCATGACTGGCTTTGCAGTAAATCAAGCCGTAGTCTTTAATGGTAGTAACTTTGCTAACTGTGGTATTAAGCCAAACGTTGTTTACTACATTGCTGGTATTTCAGGTTCAACAATTTCTATCAAAACATCACGTTCATCAACAACGCCTGTGCAATTAACTACTGCTAGTGGCTTGTCATTTGGTGTGTATGTACAAGTTGATCCATTATATGTTACAGTTAACGGTACATTAGTACAAGACAACAACTATGGTGTAATTGGTAATCAATTTGTTTACAGTGGTGCATTGCAAGCAGGTGACATTATCAACATTAGTGATAATCAATACACATTAGTACAAAACTTCAATTCACAGTTCAATGACAGAACCGGGATACATTATGGTTATGCAATGGACATGAACACATTTGGTACTGAAGTATTAGTGGGTTCACCATTTGAAATCAATGACACTACAGGTGAAGAAGGTGCTACTTATAGATATACTAATGTTGGTGCCAAATATGGTGTTATTATTGGTACATCTGTATGTAATTTGTTGTCATCACAATACTTGTTTATAAATGGATACTTGTTATTCTTGACAGCAGGTGATGCAACATCAATTGCTAACCAAATCAATTCAAGCAAAATTACTAACGTACAAGCATCTGTAACAACTGATGGTATGTTAGTGATTCAAGTAATTGATAGCGAAATTGCACAACCTAACAATCAACTATCAATCTCTGTTGTTAATGAAGATGTGCTAGATCAATTGGGTCTTGATGTATTTGTTAATACACAAGTTCTTGTGTCACCATATGCAGTTGGCCCAACAGAATTTGGTACAGCAATTAAATTCAATGAATCTGGAAGTGTAGTAATTTCTGCGCCAGTTGGCACACGTTATGAGTTCACATCATTTGACTTTACTGACAACGGTACACCTGATTTAGACACCGTGTTTGATAATAACGCAACACGATTTGTTGACAGTTATCCAAACGCAGGTGCAGTATACATGTATGATTATCTTGGTAACTACAATGAAAATGTTGCAAACCCTGGACAATTTGTATTTGCTCAATCTGTAAATTCACAAAACACAAGTTATGGATTCAATCCATTATACGGTGCAAGCCTAGATTTTAACAACAACACAGTTGTTGTTGGTTCACCTGACTTCTTGCCAGGAGTATCAGATGGGCAAGTTGTAATCTATGACAACTCAGTTGGTACACAAGACTGGGGCATTTATAGACAAAGCGCACCTATTGTTGATATCAACAGTATCAGCAACTCACAATTGTTTAGTGCTACATCAAACAACACACTAGTAAATCTAGATTATATCGATCCATTACAAGGTAAGATTCTTGGCTCAGTAAGACAAAATCTAGATTTTGTAACAAATACTGATCCTGCAAGATACAATAGTGATTTAGCAAGCCAAACAGGTTATGTTTGGGGAGCAAACGAAGTTGGTAAAACATGGTTTAATACAAACAATGTACGCTTTGTTAACTATCATCAAAACGATGTAGTGTATAATAGCAAGTACTGGGGTCAGGTATTCCCAGGAAGTGATGTTGCCGTTTACACATGGGTAGCAAGCAATGTGCCTCCTCAGAATTATCAAGGTCCGGGTACTCCGTTAGACATTACATTATATGCTATTAGCAGTACATTAAACGCAAGTAGTGTTGTTGTACCTATCTATTATTTCTGGGTGCGTAACACAAACTTGATTTTTAGCGAAACAGGAAAAACTCTAAGCGATACTATTCTTGCGCAATACATTGCTAACCCACGTGGGTCAGGTATTAGTTTTATGGCTCCTGTATTACCAAACACATTTGCAGTTTATAACAGTTTAAGTTATTTCAATGGTACTGATACTGTGTTCAATATTGCATATAGTAGCAATCAAGATTCAGGAAGTGATATCTATCACCAACAATTTGCTCTTATTAAAGAAAATTATGCAGAAGATTTCTTGCCAGGATTCCCGCAGTATGCGTATATAAGCAGTGCTTTGAGTGAACCTAATGGTTTATATTTAAGATTTATTAACAGTTTGGCAGGATGTGACGATGCAGGTGGAGTAGTACCTGATCCATACTTACCAATTCAAGTTCAATCGGGTGTTCAAGTAAGACCAAGACAAAGTTTCTTCCTTGATAGATTCTTAGCACTTAAAAACTATTTGACATTTGCTAATGAAGTGTTAGCACAATATCCAATCGTTGAACTAAGAGAAAATTTAGACTTCTTGTACACAGTAGGAGATATTAATCCTGGTACAGGCTTACCATACTACGACACAACTAACTATTGGGAATTTGTCAACTGGTGGGCTCCTGGCTACAGCGACAACACACGCTCTGTACTACAAGTTCCATTATACGCTGACTTAGCAACATTGAATGTAAGTGCAGGTACAATTGTAACTGTTGCACAAAACGGTGCAGGTAAATTTGAAGTTTATATTACTGACGGATTAGGAAACTGGACACGTATTGGTTTACAACAAGGTACTATTCAGTTTAGTAGCGCATTATGGGATTACTCAAGTGCAGGCTTAGGTTGGGACGGAAACTTCTTTGATACAAACGTATTTGATTTGTACCCAAGCGAAGAAACACGTTATATTGTTCGTGCATTAAACGAGCAAATTTATACTGCGGACTTGTTGATTTATAGAAATCAAAGTTTGATTTTACTATTCCAATATATCCAAAGCGAAACAACCTCATCACAAAACTTCTTACCTTGGTTGAATAAAACATCATTGGTTGACGTAGATCATAAGATTCGTGAATTGTTACCACTTGAAGTATATCAAGGTGACAATGAAGTATTCTTAGAAGGTTACTTAAATGAAGTTAAACCTTATCACGTAACTATCAAACAATTTAGTTTTAGTTATACAGGTAATGATGTATTTGAAGGTAACATCACAGACTTTGATTTGCCAGCACAATGGAATAATACTTATCAAGAGTTTATCAGCCCTGAATTAGTTTATACATTACCAAACAACGAATATGAATATTTGCCAAGCAGTTCAATTTGGCAAACAGAAGCATATAACCAATGGTATCAAAACTATGGCGTTTCATTAACTGGTCAAGATAATTACAACATTACAACACTAGTTTCATACTTAACTCCAAGTTCTAAGTATATTATTGTTGATAACGCTAATGGTTTCCCAATTAATGGTACAATCACTATTGACGGCGAACAAATTGGATATTCATCAGTAGACCGTGCATTAAATCAACTAAGTGGATTAGTACGTGGATACAACAGTACTGTTGTTACTAACCATATCCCTGGTGCTAAAATTTATATTGACTTACCTGCTGTCTTACTATTGAGCGGTGGTAATGGTTATAGTAATCCTCCAAGAGTAACTGCGGTAATTGATGAAACATTATACCCTGCTCCAAGAACTCCTGCTGTATTAGAAGCAGTAATGAATTTAGATTCGGTATTGGAAATTAATGTTATTATCCCAGGTTCAGGATATCCTGTATTACCCACAATTGTTATTGAACCATCATCTACAATTTATTTTGCAAATACACAAGTCAATTCAGTATTGCACACTATTACAGTTTATGCACCTGATTTAGTAACAGGTTCACAAGTTCAATACTTTAACGATACATCAACAAATAATGGAGTTGGTGAGTTAGCAGACGGACAATGGTACTATATCAATGTCTTAGAAACCACTCCTACTGCGGTAGTTGCACTTTATGTAACTTATTCAGATGCAATCAATGATGCTAACAGAATTCCAATCTTTAATAATGGAACAGGTAGCGCATTCTCATTGAATCTTGGTGCTAGAGCATCAGCAATTTCTACTGCTTACCCAGTACGTGAAAACAGTATTAGAATGAAGTTCGATAGAACTACATACAATTCACAAGTACAAGATTGGCAGTCTAGTGCATACTACGGCGCATTCTTTGCTGGTAGTTATCGCAACAATGAAGACTTCTCAAGTTCAGATGTAAGTTTAGAAAGTACTACACCTCCTATTCAATATATTACTGCGGCTTCAGGTGGCGGCGTAGTATTTGAAATTAGTGATGTTACAAACGATCAACAAGTTGAATGGTCTTCATTTGTAAGATATGTTGGGGCCACAGTAGCATCTAACAATTCTATTAAATTGATTCCACAAGATGGAAACAATGATCCTAACAATCCACAGCCAAATGCTTCTGGTACAACTGTTGGTTTCTATGTTGGTATGCCAATTCAATTTAATGGAGTGGGCATTGGTGGACTTGTGGGTTCAACTACAAGTACCCCAGTAATTTACTATGTACATAGCATTATTGATGAATTATACTTTACAGTATCATTATCAGTAGGTGGTCCTATTGTAACATTAACATACGCAACAGTTGGAGCCGCAGGCTTAGAATGTTTAACTGCAAGTGTTACAAACACAGCAGTATTGACTGTAAACTACCCAGGTATTATCACAGTTACAAATACTACAGCAGTAACTAATGTATTCACTGCCCCAGTATCAGCAATTGGTACAGGTGGTACTAATGGATTCTATGTGGGTATTCCATTATTCTTCACTGAAGGTTTAATTGGTGGTGTTGTATTAAATCAAGTTTACTATGTTTCAACAATTATTGACGAAGAAAACTTTACAATTTCTTCATCACCTACGCCATTAAGCACTACCGTTCTTTCTACAGCAAGTTCAACTAATATTGTAACTGTTTATACTACAGAAGGTATGAAGGTTAACGATCCATTAATCTTTAACAACATGGTGATCAGTGGTAGTAGTGTAACTGATTTTGGTAACATTATTTCAGGTGTAACTTATTACATTAAAGAAATTATTAATTCTACAGAAATTACAATTTCTCAATATGTAAACAGTACTGTATTCCCATTAACAACCGTGGCTGCAAGTAGTACAACAAGTGCATTGGTAACTGATCAAAGTTCTAGCACACAGTTGACTACTGGTTTAGGCGCAATGATAATGAATGTCAATTTACCAATTAGCCCAGGACAAATCAATGGACAATTGTTTAACTTGTATGAAACATCTGGACAATATCCTAATATTGGTACAGGTGTTATCAGTGAATTAATTGGCAACACAGTTAATGCTACAATTCAAACTGTAAATTATGTTGCATTTAGTAACCAACAACCAACTCAATTTATGTATGCTAACATGCCAGTTAGATTTAATACTTCAATTGGTGGATTAAGCACAAACACAACTTACTACATTAAATCACTTGGTGTAATTTCTGTAAACTGTACAACTACAAGTTCATCAACCAATCAGATTACATGTAATAGTACATCTACATTGTATGTTGGCATGCCTATCAAATTCAGTGGTGTGTCATTAGGTGGTATTACAATTGGACAAACATATTTTGTTAAATCTATTGTAGACAGCACACACTTTACAATTAGTGCAACGTCAGGTGGTTCAACATTAGTGTTGTTCACATCAAACGGTGAAATGGTTGGTACTGGCGACCCGTACATGGTTGTTTCTGCAACATTGGGCGGTAGCGCAGTATCATTAACATCAAGTACAGCAAGATCAAGTTTTGTTCAATATCCAACTGCTAATCCAACATTTGATATTTCTTATGCGGTTGGTGGATATATTGCAATCATTAATTCTGCGGCATCTGGATTTGCAGTTAACAACGTAATCACAATTTATGGATCATACGTTGGTGGTACAACACCTACTAATAATGTGACATTGACAGTAAACACAATTGGAACTGACGGACAAATCACTGGCGTAATTGCATCAGGAACTGTACCGGCAAGTTCATCAAGTTACTATCTAAAAGTCGTATCTCCAAATCAATTGGCAGTTTACAGTAATCCATTGTTGACTGTTCCTGTAAGTGGACTAGACATACCTTATGTTGGATTCACAGTTGAAACAGTTACAGGTGTTAACTCATCAACCAATGCATTGACAATTGCAGATACTACACAATTCTCTCAATACGATGCGGTTGTGTTTACTGGCAATACAAGTATTGCACAAACTAATATTGTTCCTAACCAAACATATTACATTTATCAAATTCTAAGCCCAACAACATTTACAATTTCTACTGCACCAGGTGATGGTTCTACTGTAGTTACTATGGTAACTACAATCGCCGTAAACTTCACAATGGCAAAAGCAGGAAGTTTTGCAGTATTACCTCAACCGTTCTACTTCAATCAAAGTATTGTGAAGTATAACAACAGAATATATCAATGTATTATTTCTAACAATGATAGTGAATTTATCTTTGGTAAGTGGCAGTTGTTAGACAGTGATAGTAATTTATTAAACGCTATGGACAGGGTAATTGGTTACTATCAACCAACTGCAAACATGCCAGGTGTAGACTTGACACAGTTGTTTGAGGGTGTAACTTATCCTAACTCGACATATTATGGTAATCAATTTGCTCCCGCAAATCAATATCCTGTAGATACAATTCTACAAGATCAACCATTCTATCCAACAGAAGTAGATATTACTAGCGTAATTTGGAATGGCGCAACATACTTAGCAACAAGTAACTTACCAACATATTCGGCAGTATTGATTAGCCCAGATGGTATTAACTGGAGTATTGATACACTGGCAAATATTAATGTTGACATTACAGATATTCTTTATGCAGGTGGTTTCTATGTAATCACAACTACAAATAGTGCAACACCTATCTATAGAAGCAATGACGGTATCAATTGGACAACAAATGGTTACTATACCCCATATAGCGATCAACCATACGATACTACAGAGTATGATTCAACATCAATCAACGTAGCCCAACTTGCATTGCAAGCAGTAACATATTCAAATGGATATTATATTGCAGTTGGTGACAACATTGTTAGAAGTGCAGACACATATAACTGGGTAGAAGTTCCAATCTTCCCTAACACATTAACAAGTTATGAGTTCTATGCAATTGCAAACGTTACATTGCCATCATTTACTGGATTAATTGCAGTGGGTAGTGGTCTACGTCCTGACGTAACGTCAGGTGTTACTGAGCAAGTAAGCACTAATGTAATATTCTATAGTACAAACAATGGATTAAATTGGACACAAGTTAACTCATTAACACCAAATGGATTCTATGGAATTGCAGGCAACAACTCATTAATTCTTGCAGTTGGTTCAGGTGGTGTAATCTATTACAGCACTAACGGTGCAAGTTGGTTAGGTCTAAATCAAGTTCAAGTGATTTCTATCAATGCCGCAACTAACGTTATTAACGTAACTAATAGTGCTGGATTTGTATTAAATCAACCTGTGCGATTCAGTCAAGCGTTTGGTGGTCTAAGCACAAATACAACATACTATATTGTAAGTATTACCGGCGGAGCAATTAAAGTTTCATTAACACCAAGTGGTTCAGCAATTGTATTGACAAATGTAAACCCAAGTGCAGACCAAACAATGATGTTTGCGTATAATTCTGCTAACCCAAATCCAGCAACGTTGCGTGATATCATTTATGCAAATGGTATTTGGATTACAGTTGGTGATACTGGTACTATTAAGACATCTACAAATGGATTTAGTTGGACTACACAATCATCAGGTACTGTACAAAACTTACACTCAGTAACTTATAATAATACAACAAGCACATTTACAGTTGTTGGTGATAATAATACTATTTTAGAATCTACAAACAACGGTGTGTCTTGGTCAGATATTTCTGTATTCAATGTTGCTCCTACTGTATACGATGTACAGGGTGCAGAATTCCCATATGGTTATGGTCCAGAAGAATTAGTTCCAGGTGTTGTAACAGACAGTATGGCTATGACAGTTATTACACGTCCTGGTACATTGTGGCCAGTAGTTGAATATTCAAATGCAGGTTATAATTCTGTATCATTAGAATTGACACCAACATCAGCAAGCCAAACTGTATACAGTTTTGCAAGTGCATCGCATTATCCTGCACAAGTTCGTGTGCAAGTACTTGATTCAACTACAATGTTGGGTACAACATTAGATGCAAGTGCATACACAGTTGATTGGATTAATAAGTCAATTACTCTTAACACTCCGTTGTCATACTTACCAAACACACAAAAATTAAGAATTGATGTATATGAAGTTGGTAACGGTAGTCAATTGGTTAAATCTAATACTGATACTAACCCTATTAGAAACAACACAGTAACAGGATTTGATGAGATTTACTTAGATTGTAATTACAGCCAAAACATTTACAGTGGTAGCGGTGTGATTCAACAAGGTACATACCCTATCAACACATTAGCAACTGAAACTTTTGCAGAAACTAACTATATTACATGTGCAAGTATTAGTAATTTCATATTGAACACACCTATTACATTCTTAGGTAATGTGTTCGGTGGTATTGTTGCTGGTACACAATACTATGTAAAATCAATTAGTACTGCAACAAATCAAATTACAATTTCAGCAACATACAATAGTGTAACTGGTCAAGCAGGCCCAACCCTTGCATTGACTACTGCTACAGGTAGTATGGACGTTGCGATTGAAGTAGGTAACGGTCTTGTATGGACAGCACCAATTGTTTACTTAAACGGTACACAATTGGTAATGGGCGTAACAAACAATGTTATTGCTACAACAGCAGGAACTAATGCAATCACAACAAACTCAACAAGTGGTTTGATTGTTGGCACTCCTATTATGTTCAGTAGCACAATTTTTGGTGGTGTCATTCAACCATTGACAACATACTATATTAGTAGTATTATTGATATATATGACATTACAATCAGTGCAACTTTAGGCGGACCGACACTAGCATTAACTAACGCTAACGGTGGTGCAAGTTTTGTAACTAATGATTATGCGTTTGGAATTCAACCAAATGGCATCCAAGCAAAAATGATCTTTAGTAGCAACACATATAACACAACAAATGATTATATTGTATATTCTGTATTTGGTCAAACTGAACCAGTGCAGATTGGTTATTCATTACCAACTGTACAAGAATTCATTGCAACAGGTCAAACATCATCTTATAACCTAAATAACTACTTAGGTGGAACAAATGCATACAACGCAATTGTTGAAATTGATGGTGTAAGACAAACTATTTCTCAGTACACTATTAGTGAATTTGCTAAAACAATTAACTTTGTATCTAACCTATCAGCAGGTTCTAAGATAACTGTAACAACGTTTAATGACACACAACAGCAATACCTAACTACTCAGTATGGTATCACAGGTACCCCTGGCTCACAATTTATTGATCTAACTGTTGGTTCAACAACTCACACTGTTGTAACATACGATCAAGGTGGCACAGCGGGCTTTGATAGTAATGGTTCTGTAAACGCTGGATCATTTGTTGTTGGAACACAATATGAGATCACTACAGTAGGTACAACCAATTGGGTAGCAATTGGTGCAAGTTCTAATAACGTTGGTATTGTCTTTACTGCAACTGGTGTAGGATCAGGTACTGGTGTTGCATTAGCAGTTGGCTTGTATGCAGAAAATTATAACTACTTAACATTGTCATCAGGAACAACAGCATCATTACAAGTCAATAACAGTTTGGTGTTCAGTGATGTTATTGGTGGAATTGTTGCTGGAAAAACATATTATGTTACACAGATTATTAACAGTACACAATTTGTAATTTCTGAATTAGTAGGAGGAGAACCTTTAACGTTAACAAACGCCACAGGCTCAATGTTGGCTACAGCAAATGGATTAACAGTAGCCCCAATTAGTAACATTTCAAACCAATTAACAGCACCTCTTGCAGTTACATTTGCTAGTGCTACAACATCAGGTACTAACGCAATTACAGTAACAAGCACAAATGGATTTGTTGTTGGTAGAACTGCAATATTCCAAGGCACAGGCTTTGGTGGTATTGTAACTGACGGAACAGTATACTTTGTTGATACCGTAATTGATGATACTAATTTCACAATTATGGATCAATATGGTAATCAAATTTCGTTGTCAAACGGAAGTGGCGACATGCAAGTCACAATTGATGGACAACCTGCAATTCGTGTAACTACAAGTATTGATAATTATTTTAATGAAAATCAATTGGTCAACATCAATGGTACACAGGGTTCAGTACAACTCAACGGTAACACTTATTATGCAAGAATAATTACTAATACAACCTTTGACTTATACACACAACCATATGATCCATCAATTAATGCTGTTAACTACCCAGTAACTACAGCGGCTTCTTGGACAGGTGGCGGATATGCTTGGAGATCAGGCGTGTTTGTACTGTCAACTACAACAGCAACAGCAACAACTTCAACTAATAACATTATTACTGTAGCAGACACAAGTAATTTGGTACAAGGTACTCCGATATTATTCAATGAAATTGGATCAGTGCCCGGTGATGTAATCATGGGTGGACTAGTACAGGGAACAACTTATTATGTTGGAAGTATCTTTAACGGAACTGAATTCAATGTAACAAGTTCACTATATGGAAGTACTGTAACGTTGACCAACGACAGTGGTAGTATGAATGTGGTACAATGGGTACAAAGCAATGTAGATCGTCTATGGGTAACTGTAAACGGCTTACGTGTACCTTCAAGTAACTTAAGTGTAAACCAATACAATGAAGTAGGTATTCTAACAGAGATTGTTCCGGGTGATGAAGTTATCATTACTAACATGATTCCACAAGCAACACCTAATGAATTGACATACTTGAATCTAGTAAACACAGTGGGTGAGGCAGTTGTATACAGAGCCAACACACAAACTAGAACTTGGTTAACTCAACCAATCTATGATTTAAGCACAACGATTTATGTTAACGATGTGACTAGAATCACAACTACAATTACTGAAAATGCAACTGTACCTGCTGAAGTTGACGGATACTATTATGTTGGATTGAACGCTAACAAGAATAGTATTTCTAGTATCACAGTATTTGACACAACTACAAATAGTTTGATTAATTCTAGTGAGTATGAACTTGTTATTGTAGATACTGCTCCTCAGATTAAAATCAATGGAACAGCAGTTTCAGCAGGAAATTCATTAGTTATTACTATTTTAGAAGGTAATGTAATCTTAGTTAACGGAGAACAAATCAAGTTTACTACTGTTGATTTTGTTGCAAATTCAATTTCAGGTCTACAACGCGGGGCAAATGGAACTGCAAGACAGCCGTTTATTCCAACTTATACTGAAGTATACGGATTATTACCAACTGGCATGTTGTCTAATAATTACTATAATCAGACTTGGAATTCATACGTTTACAATCAAACTTTGGGCGATCCACTGCAAATTAGTAACACAGTTCCTGCAGAATTCTTAAATACGGATGTTACCTAAATGATAAATAAAGAAATGAACAATATTAAATCAAAAAGTCAAGGAAATCAGGGTAAAAAACAACCTCCTACCAAACCTAACGAGCATGGTGGGTTCTACTTTTCCTCTAGTGTAAAGATTTTTGATCCAAATAGTAAACAAGTTTTGGTACAGAAAAGAGGGGATGCTTAATGTCGGTTATTAATTTATCCTTGAAAGTTGAGGGATTCTTGAAAATCTACGACCCCAATTCAGGTGAAATTTTCGTAGATAAAAAGAATGCAATCAATTATGAAAACATGTCAGAAGCCATTGCTGATACACTAAGTGATCGTGGGTATGGAGAAATCTTCCAAATGGCGTTTGGTAACGGTGCGGCTTCAGTATCAGATACTGGAGTTATTACGTATTTGCCACCAAACGTAACTGGACAGAATGCGGCATTGTATAATCAAACATATGCTAAGATCGTAGATGATACTAACGTACTTAATTTGGATCCTACACGCAATAATATGACAGTTTACCATACTTCTGGTAACGTTTATACTGACATTTTGGTTCAATGTCTACTAGATTACGGTGAGCCTGCAGGTCAGGCCGCGTTCGATAACAGTACGCAGACGGATTCTAGTTACATTTTTGATGAATTAGGCTTATTGGCCAACTACGGAACAGATGCTAACGGTAATACAATTACAAGACTATTGACACACGTGATTTTTCACCCTGTTCAAAAGTCATTGAACAGACAAATTCAAATTGATTATACGGTTAGAATACAAGCGTTAACCAACTTGGTAACAATATAAGATAAATAAAGATAACGGAGTGATAGATTATGGCATATACAATTGTTAAAAGTAATGGTACAGTACTAACAACCATTGCTGACGGTACTATTAATACAACTAGTACCTCTCTAGGGTTACCAGGTAGAAATTATCCTGGTTACGGTCAACCAATGGACGAAAACTTTGTTTGGCTTACTGAGAATTTTGCAAATGCAACTCCTCCAGCAAATCCATTGACAGGTCAACTTTGGTATAATACAAATAACCAAACAATGTATATCTGTCCAACAGATGGACAGTCAAATGCCGCAGCCTGGTTATCATTAACGGCAACTAGTTCAGGTGGCGCAACAACATTTGGTGCTGTTACTGTTACAGGAAACTTAGCAGCCGGAAATCTATCAGCAGTAAGCAATCTATCAGCAAATGCTACTACAACAGCATTCTTAACCGTATCAGCAAACGCAAATATCGCTAATGCTAACATCACTCAAGCAAGCATTGGAACATTAACTACATCAAATATCACAACAGGTAGCGCCACAACCGGCGGAAACTTAACTGGTGTTTGGACTGTTACTGGTTCAGCAGGTGGAAACAACGCTGTAGCATTTAACTTTATTCAAGGTGGTATTGCTATTAGTAACTCAGCCGGCGCCAATCTATATGGTATTGCTACTGACAAGTACATGTATGCTAATGGTACCCCAGTAAGTTTTGCAGGTACATATAGTAACAGCAACGTGGCTGCATATATGCCAACATACGCTGGTAACGGTTTATTTACACAAGTACAATGTAATGTGTTCACAACAGGTGCAAACACAACAGCAGGAACTATCACAGGTAACTGGACATTGACAACAGGATCAAGATTACAAGCAACATACGCTGACTTGGCAGAACGCTTTGAGGCAGACGATGTTTACGACCCGGGTACAGTTGTACAATTGGGCGGTGAAGCAGAAATTACTGCCGTAGAATACGAATTAAGTGAAGACGTATTTGGTGTTATCAGTAACACAGCGGCTTATTTGATGAACGCAGGGGCAGGTAGTGATGCTACTCACCCACCAGTAGCAGTTTCGGGTCGTGTTGAAGTTAAAGTAACAGGTAAAGTTACAAAAGGACAACGTTTAGTTAGTGCTGGTAACGGTATAGCACGTGCGGCTCAACCAAATGAAGCAACAGCATTTAATGTCATTGGCCGCGCATTAGCAAACAAAACAGACGATGGTTTAGGCACAGTTGAAGCCATTGTTTCGATTACGAAATAAGGATAAGAAATGAGTTACGCACAATATGGATTAGTACAGGCAACTGACTTTAACACGTTCGTAGGTGGTAATCCAACCACTACATCTAATACACTAAACGCAGTTTGGGCAACAGGTGGTGGTAGTGCAGGATATGGACAAACATCAGTAGCAAACGTTGCTACTGGTAACACAGTTGTCGCTACTGGACAATGGAACGCATTGGTTGCTAACACAGCAAGCGCCGCAACTCACCAAGGCTCATCAATTACAGCAGTAACAGCGCCTACAGCAGGTGGTACAATTACATATCTTAGTGCTATCCCAACTAACCTATCAACAATTTACACAAATAAATTGAATGCCGCAAGTCAAGGCTCAACTTCTTCAAACACAGCAACTTTTGGTAGCACATGGAGTAGTGCATTAACATTTACATTTAGTGCATCATTTGCGAACGGTGACGCCGCACGTTATTTCTTTAACGCAGGTGGTCAATTAAAACTAACTTGTTCACACCCAACAGGTACAGGTATTAATTTACTGTTGAACAACTTAGCAAGTAACGTTGGTACAGTTGTTATGAGCGCACCAAGTTCAGGTTCTGTATCTATTGCAAGTACTTCATTTAATGGTATTACTAAGATCGGTGGCGGTGGTAACTCTCCAACAATCAGCACAAACAGTGGATACTATGCGATGACCACATCAAACGTCACAGTATTCACACAAACAGCGTCAACAGGTCCTTCTGGATATTTGGCAACAAACATCAAGTTTATTGCTAAGTCAAACGGTACTGTTGGTTCAAACGCTGACGCAGGTAACGTAATTACCATTTATTCAACATGGACTGAAATCCCAACTGGATTGGTTGCAAGTTCTGGTTCTGCTGTAACTCTTACAGTTGTACCACCAGAAACAACTAATATTGCCAATACTTGGGGTACTATTACATTAACCGGTTCAGTAACAGGTTCATAACATTTTTAGGGTAGACGTTGTATCCATCTAAATACTCATAGGAGTGTACGATGGATACAAAACAATTAATTGCAGACGCCAAAGCCCGTTTCAGTCACAATTCTGCCAAAGCATATCTAGCAGAAAAATACCGTAACAAACTACTTGTCGCAGAACAAGGCGGCTTATGGAAAGCCGACGGTGAAACCATTACCTTATTAACCTCAATCAATTCAAAACGAGCAGTACTTATTGATACTTTTGACAATCCAGTAGAAGTTGACCGTAACGTATTATTAACTAAACTAAAAGAAGTCTATTCAGAAGTCATGGATCAATGGCTAAAAGAATGGAAAGAACTAGAGGCTAAACGATGAGTAGAGGGGCAATATTATTTGCTTTTAACTCACCTAAATATGATTATTATGCAATGGCTAAGTACACAGCCAAACGCATTAATCATTTCTTAGACTTGCCAGTTACAATTGTAACTGACGAACAATCATTGCCGAAAACAGAAGACTATGTTTGGGATAGTATTGTAACAACCACTCCAGATAAAAATAATATCAGAGACTATGGTGTTTGGATTAACAAGGGTAGATATCAAGCATATGAATTCAGCCCATATGAAGAAACATTATTATTAGATGCTGACTATGTTGTAAACTCAGATAAGTTATTGAAAACCTTTGAGTTTTACGATGACTTTTGCTGTCACAATAAAACAAACTTTTTAATGCATCCTGGCGTACCCCAAGAAGTATTAAGTGTTTATAGTTATGAAACACTTTGGGCAACTGCCGTAACCTTTAAGAAAAGTAAACGGGCAGAGCAAATTTTTAACTGTTTAGAAATGGTACAAAATAATTATGATCACTACGCTAATATTCATAGTTTCATTGGTGGAGTATATCGTAACGACTATGCACTTACTTTGGCTCTTCGCATTGTTAATGGTCATAGTACTAATCCTAGAGATATAATACCCTGGGACTTAGTACACGTAGGTAAAAACACTAGTGTGTATGCAAATAGTAATGATGAGTTTAATACTGAATACACAGTAATGTTTGACAATTGGCAACGTGGCAAGATTCGTAAAGAATATATTACAATTAAAGACATGGACTTTCATGTAATGAATAAAGATAACTTTGTGGAGATGATTAATGAATAAAGGATTTGTTATCATGGCACAAGGTGACGATTATGTTAAGTGTGCCGAAGTATTAAAGAAAAACATTAAGCGTACTATGCCTAAAGCCAAAGTAACTATCATTACAACTGATATGCTACCCTATGGTGATCAAGCACCTGATACTAATTGGAAACTACAAAACGATTGGCAAGTATATGAAGCCAGTCCATATGAATATACAATCAAACTAGAAGCAGATATGTATTTACCGCGATCAATTGATTATTGGTGGGACGTATTGCAACATAGAGATATGGTTGTTAGTACTACAATTAGAAACTTTAAACAAGAAATTAGTGATATCAAGGCATATCGTAGATTTATCTATGATAATAAACTACCTGACACATACAATAGCATTACTTACTTTAAGAAATCTGACACAGCACAGCAATTTTATGAAATTGTTCGTGATGTTTTTGAGAACTGGCCTTTCTATCGCAACTCACTACAATGTAACAAAGATGAATTGGCTACAACAGATTGGGCATATGCGATTGCTAGTCATATCATTGGCGCAGAGAAAACAACATTACCCCAGTTTACTGATATGAGCATGATTCACATGAAACAATTTATTAATGGAACTCCTACACAAGATTGGAGAGATGTTTTATTATATGAAGTATCCAAAGATTCGTTGAGGGTAAACACAATTCCCCAAATGTATCCTTTTCACTATCATATGAAAGACTTTTGTGATAACATTAAGGTATAATAAATGACAGAAGCCAAAGAAGAAGATTACGTATTATTTTGGGAAGCACCCAAAATTGAAAAACCTGAATTCAGACTTTACTATGACGCAAAAGGCAGTGTTGTTTGTTATACTTGTGAAAAGTTAGACGGGGATTATATTGTAATTGATGCACTTACTTATGCAGAAGGACGCCCCGATGTTCGTGTTGTTAACGGAAAATTAGTAAAAATTAACAACAATGCAGTAGTAAGTAAATTAGTTCCTGATGAAGAAGAAGGTCAACTTTGTTCTATTGATGATGTTAGTATCATCGTTACAAAGAAAGACAAAGTAAAAAAACAAAAATGGAAATTAGCAACTTATGAACTCGGATGATATTGTTGATGTAGCAGACTTAGATTGCATTTATCTAAGTTATGACGAACCACAGAAAGAAGAATTTTGGTTAAAGATTAAGAACATGGTTCCTTGGGCAAAGCGTGTTGATGGGGTCAAAGGTAGTGATGCCGCACACAAAGCCGCAGGTGAGGCAAGTGAAACAGAACGTTTTATTCTTATTGACGGTGACAACATGCCTGATGAAGAATTCTTCAACATTCAGTTAGACTTTACTGATAAGAGTCCTAACTATAAACAAGCACAGTTTCGTTGGAAAGCAGTTAATGCTATCAACGGACTACGATACGGTAACGGTGGCATGAGCAGTTGGACAAAGACTTATGTTGCTAATATGAAAACACACGAAAATCAAAATGAAGGTGATGTTTCACGTATTGCTGACTTTTGTTTAGATAGCGCAGACAACTTATACTGGGCTATGTACGATTGCTATAGCACGACCTACCCTAATTACACTCCCTTTCAGGCTTGGCGTGCAGGTTTTCGTGAAGGTGTCAAGATGTGTTTGAATCGCGGTGCTGTACCCAGCATTGAAGAATTCAAAGAAACAGTTGCCAGTCGCAATCTAAACAACCTTACAATTTGGCACAATGTGGGCACAGATGTTGAGAATGGTATTTGGGCTATCTATGGTGCTAGATTAGGCACATACATGACTATGTTATCTGATTGGGATCATACTAATGTTCAATGGTTTGATAACTATATTGAAATGTGGGACCAATACAAAGACAGAGATCCTCAACACTCAGCAGAATTTTTTGGTGAAGCATTGAGTGACAAGTTAGGTCTACCTATCTGTACACTTAGCCCAGAACAAAGCAAGTTTTTCAAACGTCATTATAATAGTGATAAACATAACTTAGGTCCTTTAGTAACTGAAATGGATGTTATTCGTAGGATCGAAGGCTGGTAATGTCAAACGAAACAGATAGAATTAAACAGATTAAAATTCGTGTACAGAACGAATCTACACCTACATTCTGTTTGGCAAAGTGGCATCACGTTACAATGTACTTACAAAGTGGTGAGACGCATAGTTGTTATCATCCACGACCGCACAAGATTCCATTAGAAGAATTGCGTGACAATCCCAGTGCATTGCACAATACGCACGAAAAGAAATTAGAACGCAAAATGATGCTTGAGGGTAAAAAGCCTGAAGGGTGTCAATATTGCTGGAACATTGAAGCAATGGGACCTGACTATATCAGCGACCGTCATATTCGCAACAGCAGTATCTTTACTGAAGAACGCTTTGAGCAAACAGCGAAAGGTCCTTGGGATCAAAATATCAATCCAGAATACTTAGAGATTAACTTTGGTAACGAGTGTAATTTCAAATGCGGTTACTGTCATCCAAAGTATAGTACAAGTTTCTATAAAGAGATTGAAAAGTTTGGTCCTGTTACTAATGTAAAGAATCATCGTTGCGACATTGACTGGATGAAACTATATCAACGTGAAGAAGAAAATCCTTATGTTGATGCGTTTTGGAAATGGTGGCCTGAACTGCGCAAGACATTAAACATCATGCGTGTTACTGGTGGCGAACCCACACTTCATAAATCTACATGGCAACTGTTAGATAAGATTGAAGAAGAACCCATGCCTTGGCTTGAACTAAACATTAACAGCAATCTTGGAACAAAGCCAGTTCTCATAGAACGTTTAGCAGACAAGGTCAAAAAGTTAGTAGACGAAAATAAAATTCAAAGTTTTAAATTGTTTACTAGCATGGATACATGGGGAGAACGTGCTGAGTATATTCGCACTGGGTTAGACTTAGAATTGTGGGAACAAAACTTTCACACTTATGTACAACGTAGTAACAGCCCAATTACATTCATGATTACATTCAATATCTTTAGTGTGACTTCATTTAAGTCATTGCTTGAGAAGTTTTTAGAATGGCGTGAGCAATATGGTTGGTTTGAAGAAAAGTCACACGACAAACATAGAATTCGTTTTGATACTCCATACCTTCGTGACCCTATTCAATATGACATGAACATTCTTCCCAAAGAAGAGTTTATGCCCTATATGTATGAATCATTACAGTTTATGAAGGACAATGTAGACGATACTGCTAGTAACAAGTTTACAACAATAGAATATGAAAAGTTTAAGCGTGTAGTTGACTACATGGCTGAAACTAATTATGAAGAAAAGAAATTGATTGAAGGTCGTAGAGACTTTTACAACTGGTTCAATGAGTTAGATGATCGCAGAGAAAATGACTTATTAACCGTGTACCCAGAAATGTTGGAGTTTTATAGATTATGCCAGGAAACCAGCCTAACGAATCCTCTTTCGTAAAAAAGTTATTGCTTGGTAAGAGCAAGACTTTTTGTATGATACCTTGGGTTCATTTGCACACTACACCCACCGGTGTAGCCGCGCCTTGCTGTATTGCAGAATCGTGCGCAACTCCTGACGGTGTTGGTGATTCTAAGACGCAAGGACTAATGGAATTAGTTAACAGCGAAAAGATGAATCAACTACGACTTGACATGTTGACTGGTAAAGAAAACATTGAATGTAGTAAGTGTTATAACCATGATGCTCAGGGCATTGATAGTTTTAGAACCACATCTAATGAGCAGTGGAAAAATGCTTTTGATGACGTATTAGAAAATACCAATCTTGAAGATGGGTCACTAAAGAAATTCAAGATGCGTTACTTTGATATTCGTTTTAGCAATATCTGTAACTTTAAATGTCGCACATGTGGTTCAGCATTTAGTACTCAGTGGGAACAAGAAGATTTAAAGAGTGGAGTATTCTACGCAAAGATCATTCCAAAAAACAATAACAAAAAGTTCTTGCAAGACGTAGTAGATCAAATTCCAAATATGGAAGTTGCATACTTTGCAGGTGGTGAACCATTGATTACTGAAGAACATTATATTCTATTAGAAGAAATGATTCGCAGTAACCATACAGATATACTATTGCGTTACAATACTAACCTAAGTAATTTAAAATTTAAAGACAAAGACTTGCTTGGACTATGGAAACACTTTAGTAAGAAAATTCAGATTTACGCAAGTATTGACCACTGCAAAGAACGTGCTGAGTATATCAGACATGGAACTGATTGGGGACAAGTTGAAACAAACTTTATGCTTGCTAAACAAACGCCTTATGTTAATATTCAAATTAACACAGTATTGAGTGTGTTTAATTATTTGACTATTGATGAGTTTTATCAATACTTGATTGACAAGAATATGTATACTAACAAAGATGCAGTATTCACATTGTACAATATGACAACTCCTGATCATTTAACATGTCATATCTTGCCACCTGAGTATAAAGCAAAGGGTGAAGAAAGTATCAACCGAGCAATTGCATACATGAAAACCAATAGATTTATTGACAAACATCTACAACAACTAGAAGTTGCTCCTGGTTGGGTAAATCACAAAGATAATTGGGATGAGCAAAAAGTTAAATTTAGAGAAGAAGTAAAAAGACTTGATATACTAAGGGGTGAATCATTTATGGAAACATTCCCTGAGATTGCAAATCTTTATATACCAGAACAACGAGTAAGAGCAAGAATGGCACCAGTATGAACCTAGACAAAGAATTTTTATTGAATGAAAGCAAAACGTTTTGCATGTTCCCCTGGGTTCATCTTAATGTAACACCTAAAGGTGATATTTATCCTTGCTGTAGTAATGATTACACTAAGCCATTTGGAAACACTAAAAAGACTTCTCTTAAAGAAGCATTTAACAGTGACCAAATGAAACAGTTACGTTTAGATATGCTAAACGAAAAGAAAAACGATATTTGCACATTTTGTTATAAACACGAAGAAGCAGGCCCACATAGTTTTAGAAACTACAGTAAAGAACAATTTAGCAAACGCTTTGATGAAATCGTTCCAACTACACAGGCTGATGGAACAGTAGAAGAATTCAAAATGCGTTACTTTGATATTCGTTTTAGCAATATCTGTAACTTCAAGTGCAGAACATGTGGTAGCGAATTCAGTAGTCAATGGGGTGCAGAAATGCAAAAGCACTTTGATGACAAACACCCAATTGTTATTCATGCTGACGATGGTAAGGGGACAGTACTACAAGAAGTATTGTCACATATTGAATATATCGACCTCGCTTATTTTGCAGGTGGTGAACCATTGATTACTGATGAACATTATGTAATGTTGGAAGAAATGATTCGTTTGGGTAAAACTGACATTACACTACGTTACAATACCAATGCAAGTAATATCAAGTATAAGAAACATGATATCCTAGACTTATGGAAATACTTTAAAAAGATCGAATTGAGTTGTAGTGTAGATCATTATGGTGAACGAGCAGAATGGTTACGCAAGGGAACTGATTGGGGTAAAGTAGAAAACAATCTATTGACTTTCCGTGATTTAGATTACATTAGTTTCCAAATGAATACTGTGTTTAGTATTTTCAACTATAGCACTATTGGTGAATTTTATAGTTATTTAAAGAGTAAGAACATTGTAAGGCGTGAAGATTGGTATCATAGTCTTTACCTAGCAGTTCATCCTAGTTACTATTGTGCTAAGAGTTTACCCAAAGAATTAAAAGTAGAGGCAAGTGCCAAAGCATTAGCCTGGGCAGAGGCAAATAAAGATGATAATACTTCATTGTCAAGATTGGTAACAGACGCAGTTAATTTTGCTAGCGACCGTGATCAATGGCACGAAGTTAAGGATCAATTTATAATGCATACCCGAAGTATTGACAGGATCAGAGAAGAAAACTTCTGGGAAGTTTTCCCCGAATTAAATAAGTTACAAGACTTAGAGGAATAAACATGGCAACTTTTGAAGCAGGAAATAAAGACGTAAGATTACAAGGTATGGTAAAAGACATCATGGCAAAGTATGTCGATAAAACACCTTTTACTGAAGAAATTTGTGATCAAATCATGGCAGATGTATTAGAAACATTTGGCAAAGAAGCCGATGCAAAGGTTATGATTGATACAGATACTAACGAAATTGAAATCACAGTACGTGATTTAATCAAAGTACCAATGACATTTTCATCACTAAAACTTTTCAAGGCATAAGATGGACAAGGCAGTAGTCAAAAATCTAGTAGAAAACGGTAAACACTTTTGTGTGTTACCTTGGGTACACTTTCATGCATGGCCTGATAGCCGTGTAATGCCTTGCTGTGTTGCAGATAGCAACATGCCTGTGGCAAAGATTGAAAGTGATCAGTCTATCATTGAAATGATGAACAGCGAAGACTACAAAAAGATTCGCACAGCAATGATGAATGACGAGCCTGTTGAGGCTTGCAAACGTTGTTATGACTTAGAATTAATGGGCACATGGACTATGCGCCAAAGTCATAACAAGCGCAGAGGTCTAGATTATGTTGACTACATCGGTGACGTTACAAATGATGATGGCTCATTAAAAGAGTTTGAAATGAAATACATGGATATTCGTTTCAGTAATCTATGTAATATGAAATGTCGTAGTTGTGGCCCTGCATGTTCAAGTCAATGGGCACAAGAGTTCATGGATCAACGTGGCGAAGAAGTATTCAAAGAGTACTTCCCTAATCAAAAAATTGTTGTTAACAACAACGAAGACCAAACACTTATGCTTAAACTAAAGCCATATCTTGCTGATGTGACTGAAGTATATTTTGCTGGTGGCGAAATCATTATTACACCTGAGCATTACGAATGTTTAGACTATTGGATTGAAAATGGATTAACAGATCAAGTTGAATTAAACTATACAACAAACTTCTCTTCATTGAAGTACAAGAAAAATGTAGACTTGATTGAATACTGGAGTAAGTTCCCCAACTTACAAGTATGGGCTTCATTAGATGCACATGGCGACCTTGCTGAATGTATTCGCAAGGGTACTGATTGGTCTAAGATTGAAGCAAACATTCGTGAGATTAAAGAAAAAGTCCCGCATGTTAAGTTTCAAATCACTCCTACAATTAGTATTTGGAATGTGTTTGACTTCCCAGACTTCTTTGACTACATGATTGAAAAAGGATTTATCGATACTAGCAGTAGTCCACGATTTAATCTTGCAACTAACCCATGGTATGCAAACATTATGATTCTACCTAAACACGTTAAGCGTAGACTAACAGAATTGTATAGAGTATACCAAGAAAAGTATAAAGATAACATTGATATCTATAATGGATTCAAAATGATTATCTATAACTTAAACGTGGGTGATGAAAACAAAGGTGGTATCTTAGAGTTCAAGCAGTTTAATGATGAACTTGACGGATTCCGTGATGAAAAACTTGAAAACATAGTACCAGAATTAAAAGAGGTTTATGAGTGGGCCGCAAGTTAATAGCAATCGAAGCACCGCAGCCTTATGTTGCAGTAACATGGCAAGTTAACAATTTTTGTAACTTTCGTTGTAGTTACTGCAACCCTGGCAACTGGGGTGGAGAAAACCCAAACAACGGTAACTTAGATATCTATCTTAAAAACTTGCACGTAATCGCACAGCGTTATAAACGTTCAGGGTATAAGAATTTTAAGTTCTTTTTTAGCGGCGGTGAACCTACTGCATGGCGCAACTTTATTCCTATCTGTGAATGGATTCGTCAAGAACTACCTGACAGCACTATTGCAGTTAACACTAATTTAAGTCGCCCACTAGCATGGTGGGAAAAACATCATCATTTGTTTGATGACATCGTTGCTAGTTTCCACGTAGAGTTTAGCGATAAAAAACGCTATGAAGAAAACAGCATTTACCTATGTGAACGTGTGAATTATCTTTCTAGTAAGATGCTAATGCACGAAGAAAGATTTTGGGAAATCGTTGAGTTTGCAGAATATCTTAAATCTGTAATGCCAAATTACTTTATTGAATGGACTCCGTTGTATGACGAACTAAGTCATGTTACTGGTCCATGGAATTACAAAGACCCTGCTAAAACAGAATTCTTTAAAACACATAACATTGAAATGCAACAAACCAAAGACAAACCTGCCAAAAGTACTGAGTTTGCAGTAAGTTACAATCGTTATGACGATGATTCAACACAAGTATGTAATGCTAACGACATTATTGTAAATGGGCAAAACTTCTTTAGTGGTTGGCAGTGCAATGTGGGCGACTGTATTTTCATTAATCCGGTTGGTGATGTTAGTCTAGCAAGTTGTGGACAAACTGAAAAGATAGGTCACATACTAGAAGATATCACTAGAGTGGGTCCAAAGCAAATCACATGTAACAAAGAGATGTGCATGTGTGGTACAGATATTATCATTCCTAAATTTATAGTCGATAAATAAAAACATGCAAAAAATAAAGATTTGTTATAGTTGGATCGGCCCTAGAGGCCCCATATGGAATACTGAAATTCCTAATGTATTAAGTTTCGCAAGCGTAGCCGAAGGTAGCACAACAACCTCACATAACTTTTGGGCTGATGATTTGTGGAACAGATTGTTTAGTAAACGCAAAGATATATTTGAAATGTATCCTGCAATTAGTGTAGACATTGATTCTGATGAACCTTTTATTTTTCCTTACTCATTAACATGGCGTATTGGATTTGAAAATTATTTCTGTGGCAAAACGGGAATCTTAGAGTTCTCTCATATTCCATGGCATCTAATAAGATTGATTAGGATGAATCGAGGTTACATATTAATTGATCATAGTGTGGAAGCGTTTATGAATTCTGGGCATTTGAATTCGTTACATGGATACTTTAGAGGTATTCATGGATTGCCACTTAACAAAATCATATACCTAACTGGCTGCATGAATTCAAAAGAAATGTATGAAGACTATTGCAGACAGCACAATATCCCTGATAGACCTGAAGAACGATTAACAATCATTTCATATCCATCATCACATAATATTTTTGCAGTACAACTTACACGTCCTGATTTAATTGAATTAAATGGCGTACCAGAATACGATACTGAAACTGTTCCACCAAAGGTATTTTTAATGTGGAATCGTAGATATAGAAGACATCGTATTGAACTTGCATTAGGTTTGGAAAAGAATAATTTAGTAGATAGAAGTCATATCAGTTTCAGTAAATTTGATTTGGAACATCCAACAACTACACTTGAAGGATGGATAGACACATATCTTACTAATAACAATTACTTAGAAATTACACCTGATGTAACTGACAGATTTAAAAATAAATTGCCATTAGTTTTAGATAACGAAACTGATGTTAATAAAATGTGTACGGATGAAGTCAATGCTACAGGTGATTACTATAAAACTAGTTTAGTAAGTATTGTAACAGAAACAAACTTTGATTTGCCAGAATTAACACTAACTGAAAAATCATTTAAACCTATGAAACACAAGCATCCTTTTATTGTTGTTGGTGTCCCTGGCGCATTGAAAGCAATGCGTGATATGGGCTTTAAAACATTCAGCGATTTTTGGGACGAATCATATGATGAAATTGCTGATCCTAATATGCGCATGAGAAAACTTGTACAATTAACAGCAACGATTGGTAATTGGTCAAATGATCAGATACTTGATTTTAAACGTAGAGTAAAACCTATATT